ACGCAGAAGGTGATAGGGTCGCTCAGCGTCGGAGGGATTTTTTCAGGTTCCATGTGAGTATTCTAGTCTAGCTTCTTACTGAGCTCTGTTGGCATGGTACACATGCACCGCATCTTTAGGGTTCCTTTCGGGCATAGCAAAAGGCACCCCGCACTTAGCAGGATGCCTTTCATACAAGTTATGAGGAGCTAACCGGTGGTGCCCCCGATGTCTTCTAGACCGAAGCATAAAAGCCGCGGCCGCCCAAGCATTATTGCCGCACCAATAGGTGAGGCTCAGGGTTTCAGAGGGGTCGTTTAACTCCTTGAGCCCAAGTATACACGAAAAAGAGACCCCCTGCGTTCCCCTTAGAGGAGGGGGAACACAGGGGGTCTCTGCCCTTAAACCAGAGAGGTACTCACGTACCCCGCAAGTTTTAGAAAGCCTTGTTTACCAGAGTCGGCTAGTTCCTTGATATTCCGCGGAACTTAGAGGGTGCAAAACCGCCAGGTCACAATTTACTCACCACTTTCAACAGAGCCAACGGGCTCTGCAGATACATCGCCGGCGGCGTCTTCATACATGCCCGGGTCAGTGTTGAAGAACGCGAGGATGTTCGGCAAAATCGCAGTTACAGCACCGGTCACCACCGCCGCCTGGTCACTCGTCCAGATGCCGAAAGCAACCAACACCGCAGAAATTGACGGGCCGAGCACATACGACACCTTGCGGAGGGCCGCATACTGGCGGCGAGACAGATTACGCATTATCAATCTTCTCCTCAACCTCGGTCACTGCGTCCTTCAGCTTCGCCCAGGATTCTCGCAGCTCTGAGACCTTGTCCTTGCCCAGCGGGGCGGGGACATTCTCAACGCCGCGCTCGACCTTGCCAGCCTTGATGTCGTTCACGCGGTTGATGAGGTCTTCCAATCGGTTGTACCAGCGACCAGGACATTCAGTGTTGAAATAATCGAGGTGACCGTTGATGTAGAAGCTGCGGCCGTAGTAGGTCTCCAAGTCAGCGATTACCTGGGCGACGGTCTCGAAGTCCTCGGGGCTCATCTCGGGGCGGCACTCGATACCAATCGAGCGCTGGTTAGCCGCCCAGTTACCGGCATGCCAGGCGACGTCCTTGATTTCGACGAGCTGGGCGCAGCGGCCAGCCTCTACCACAAAATGTGCGGAGGTGCCGGGGCCGCTGGCGAAGAACTCGCACACCTTCTCGAAACTCTGGCCGTCGTCGCCCCAGTGATGAATCACGATAGTGTCAACCGACGGGCTGAGGATCTCTTCGCCGTCCTCAATCGTCACGCGGTAGTCCTTGGTAAACGACACGGCATTGTAATCTGCAATATCGACGTACTTCATTCTCTACTTCTTTCTTATATGCAGAAAGGTGCGGGCATCTCTATCTTCTAGAGAAGCCCGCGCCTTTCCTTATTACTTATCTTTTTTGCCGTCTTCACCGAGCTTCGATGTCCAAAGCTCAGCGGAGACCCATTCCGCCACCTCAGACGGCAGAGGCGGTGGCGGAGGCGGCGACCCTGCCTCAATATGGTTTGAAAGCCTCGTAATATGGGCAATCGCCATACTCATCGCCAGGCGGGCTCGGTCAGTCGCCGCGTGCGCCCTCTCCTCCCTCTCGCGAGCCTCGCTCTCGCGGGCCCGGACCTCAGCCTCTAGAGAGCTGCGGGCCACAGCCTCCTTGCGGAGGCTGGACTCCAGGTCTGCGATACGGCGCTCCAAAGAATCAATCAGCATCCTGTTCGACTCATGCTTCGCCGCCGCGCGGCCGGTGAGAAACGTCATCCCCGCAGGAATCAAGGTGCCCATCAGAACACCTCCCAGGGTCCACACCTCCGGGGGTAATTCCCAGAAGGTCACGATGCCACCTCCTGTGCGTCACGGTCACGCCTCCACGCAGCACCGCCCTCACGCGGAGTGAAGTCCACGTCCGGCCGGCCCCAATCACGGGGTGCCCACTCGGTGCGATCCCATGGGAAATCACTCACGCTGAAGGCGTTCAGAACGCTACCATCCACCTCGGTCGTGCTGACACGGTCAGCTAGGATTCTGGTCTGCTTGACGTCCCACGGGTCCACACCCGTGAACGCCTTCTCCGTCTGACCGTCTTCAAAATTGAAGGCATGGCAGAACGCGTTGGTGTCAGTTCCGATGAGGCCGTATTTCTTCGCCGCAACAATCAGCAAGCGCGTCAGCGGTTTATGCGGCAGCCCGGTCTTGGGGTTAAACCACGGGTCAACGTCCGCAGCCAGGCGTCCCCACTGGCCGTGCACAGGCGAGGACGGTGCCTCGTTTGCAGGCGCCTTGCCATCCGTCATCCGCGCCGGCCACGACGGTGGATTACCCGCCGACACAGCGCCAAAAGTAAACGCCAGCGCGTGGTTGATCTGCCCGCAGCGGACCTCGTCGATGCCCACGAAACCTAAAGTGTTGTGCATGCGGGCGACGGCGGAAGACCCCGTCTGTAGCTGAGTCGCCCAGTTCTCCTCTGCCAGCTTCTTGAAGCCGGGGGACATGACGGAGAACCCGCCAGAGACAGCAGTCCAGCCGCTCCCGTCGCGTGCACGGTTCACCATGAAATATTCTCTGACAATGCCGGTGTGGACATCCCAAATTGCGAGTCCTCGGTCACCGATTCGTGCCGGCTCCGCAAACTCTGGCATGGGAATCATGCCGCTCAAGATATTCTGCGCAGCCCACGGGGTGAGCCCCACACCGCGCGTCGCCTCCATCCGCTGAAAATGGCAGTCAGGATGGGACGAATCCACCAGGTATGCGGGGATTGGCGATGTGCCACCGATGGACGTGTTGGTGCCTGTGCCCACACGGGGGTCCCCGCGGAATTTTCCGGTGCCGTCTCGCCCGAATGGGTCTGGGTTGTTCTTCTCCATCCAGGAGGCCATCTCGGCCGAATTCTCAGCTAGAGGCATCTGGGAGATGTCCCGCTGCCAGACGGTGCCGGAGCCGGCGTAGCTCGCCACATCCATCAGCCCGGGGAACACTACCTCTGGATGCTGACGGGCTCCGATGGGTGCCCACTCGTTCGTCCCAGCGTTGAACGCTTTGAAGGCGAGCGCATGACGGCGCCCATCTGGATACTTTCCGAAAATGAACGCAGACATTAGGGTACTCGTGCTCCTCGGTCCTCAACCTGGGGGGTATCGGGTCCAAGGTAGACGCGGATGCCCCCCACCTTGATGTTGTTGTTGGATGCGCGGATTCCGAGGACGCGACCCCAGTGCTTGTCTTCGTTCTGGTTCCACTTGTGGGTCACCCGGGCGCCGGACGGTGCGGTGATGATGCAGGACAGGTTGAGGAATTCGAAACGCCAGGTGCCGACGCTGGTGCCGGCATTGACACGCAGGCCTGTGCCGACACCATCCACCATTGATTCCATCGAGGCTTGACGGCCTGGTTCTGCCAACCACACCGTGTAGCTGCGCATGCCAGGTTCGTAGCGGTGGTCCTTCAGCCACTCCAGTGTCAGGCTGGGGGCGGGGGACGGCACCTCTGCGACGTCAATCTCAATTGTCGCGTTCGGGGTGCCGACCGTGAAGAAAAGCTCCGACTCAGCGTTGCCGAGGCCGGCCGGCTGAATCTTCAGGTCATCCGTGACGACCCAAGTTTTGGGGGTCTGCTTGCCGGCAATCTCAGCCAACGCGGTACCGTACATCGCGAAGACGCTCTCGATACCCTCTCGGCCGCCAAAACCGTTGTTCGGCGTCAAGCCGATATTCTTCGCACCACCCCATGCCGCGCGTTTCTCTTCAGGCACCGCCGGCACCATCGCGGTGCCAGCCGTGCGCTTAGACGGGTCCTCGCTGATCGCGAGGGTGCGGCCCTGCAGGGACCCGAACACCACGGGGAATTGAATCTTTGAGCTGGAGAAAACGTAGCCCGGCTCGGGGGTAGCCTCGAGCATGATTTCTCGGCGGTCCTCACCAGGAATCACATGGTCACCAGGGGCCAGCTCCTGCCCGTCCATCTTCCAGACCACGCCCGGCTGCTTCGGGGTCGGAATCGTAATCAGACGACGCTCAGGCACAACGTCGGGGAACTTGGGCACAATCGGGATAGGAGTGTTCAAATTCGCGACGTCCGCATGAATGACCGGGACCCCGTACTTCTCCTTGAGAGCGGCTTCAGCGTCCCTCGGATTGAAAGACAGCCACCAGCCCTGGGCACGAGCCTGCAGCTCAGGTGTCCACTGCGCCTTAACCTCCATCGGAACATCGGTCGTCGAATCATCCGTCATCACGACGGTCGCGCCCTTTCCTGACGATGACGGCTCGATGCGCTTGATGCCCACACCATCACGGCCAGGGGCACCGTCAGTACCATCTCGGCCCGGCTGACCATCCACACCGTCACGGCCGTTCTTTCCGTCAACACCATCGCGCACAGCACGCCAGGTCAGCTGCGTGCCGTCATTCGAAGCACGCGCAAGAACCTCGCCCTGCGCGCCGCCGGCGGGAATCTTTTCCACCGGTGCGAGCGCCTGGTCAATCTGCTGCTGGACGCCCTCGGCGGGCTTGCCGGTGAGGTGTCCCTGTTCGTCTGCGATGACCAGGCGGTCGAATACAACCTTGCTGTTATCTTCTGCCATTAGTTCGTCTCCTTTTCTACAATTCGGGCGAGCCCGTTGCCCAGGTCCTCGGCGACCCAGTGCCGCGACTGCGTTGCAGGCTGGTGCTGGGGGGCCTGGTTGGGAACTTCGTTGATGCTGTCCCCTGCCGCGGTTGCGAGGTTGATAGTCTGCCCCGGCTGGACAGTAATAGGGATGCAGTCAATGATGATTTGGCGTGCCGTGCCGGTGCGGGCTGAGACCTTGACGTTGTACCGTGCAGGGGCGATGAGCTGTACGCCGCGAGCGCCGCCGGCGGCGTGGGTGCGGAGGACACCGTCGACCAGGTAACCCTTCACTTCGCATGCGGTGTAGACGGTGGTGTCGTCGTGACTCATGGAGGTGGGCGTGAAGGTCACGACTCCAGAGGTGATTGGTACGGGCTCACCGGCGAGGAGCTGGTGAGTCGCCATATTGGCGTGCACGGTCGCGGAGTTGGTTGTGTTGTCAGCCATTATCTGTGCCTTCCTGTTCCTTCGTGTCCTCAGTGTTGTCGAGACGGATGGCGCCTGCTGCGATGTGCGCGTCGAGCAGCTCTTCGCGCAGGCGGTTGTTCTCCTGTGTCAGGTAGATGGTTTTTGCGAGAAGCTGGTCGCGTGTCAGCGTACTCATGGATTGGTTCCCTTCTTACGGAGCGGGGGTTGCACGGTTGAACGGCAGGAGGTACATGTCGGTCCAGACACCATCCGCGGTATCTCGCCCGATGTTGTAGATGCGCAGAAGCCCGCCGCGGCGATTCACGTCGCTCATGGTGGTCACCAACGCCTGAGACCCGAACGCCTGGGCAAGGAGGAACGGCTGTTGCTCCAGCTCTGGCCAGGAGACCCGAACCTCGACCCACTTGCCAGATTCGACGCGGTACGGACCGAACGAACGAACCCACATGTTCTTCGTCATCGACCAGAGGCCGTCCAGGCGCATGTTCCTGTTGACGCGTAAGCTGTCGGTGATGTTCACACCACCCTGCGGGTCGACGAAGAACCCTCTGGTCTCTGAGTCAGCTGTGCCGAAAGGCTTCATTCCGAGGTGCAGAGCCCCCTGCGGGGACATGCGAATGATTCCGATAGGTGCTCGCTGGGTAGCGTCAAGCGGACGCAACTCAATGATTGACTCTCCCCCAGAGACAGGTCCCCGCGTGGTGCGAATCGTGAGGCCAGCCTTGTCATCTGCCGCAGTCGAGAAGACACCTCGGATGTAGTTGTCTGTACCGCCGGCATCAATCTTCACAGTCTGCTCACCTGCCGCGTTGAACGCGCTGATGCCCGCGTTATTGAGCTTCATGCCGCGGCGGGCGTCTCGGTCAGTCTGCAACAGGGAGCTGGTCATCATCTCTGCGGCGATGTCCTCGACTCGGATGCGCTGAGCAATCACCTCGGGGGTGACGATGTTTTCGATGACCGTTGCCCGTTGGAGAATCGCGTCCTCAGTGACGACTAGCTTCTTCGTCTCAGCAGACATTGCCCGCACCACGGAGGCGGCGAGTTCCTCCGTCACGTTGAGCTGTTTCACGTCCAGGGTCCCCGGAATGATGAGGTTCCTACCGTCGAAGGGCGGGGACGGCATTTTCTTGATGCCAGCAACCGCCTTCGCGGCGACCGTGTCGTCATCCATCCCAGAGCCCGCCTCCACGGCGGCGATACGACGCTCCGCCTCAACGAGATTTCGCTCTGCTGCCACCAGCGTCTCGTTAGCTTTCGCCACGACCTTGGTTGCCTCTGAGAGGCGCGCGTCGAAGCTGGCGATGGTGTCGCCGTCCCAGCGACGAGCCGTGCCGGCGGCATCCATGTACAGGGTGGCCTCTGCAGCAGTGGCAATCTTGATGCCATGAGGTGTTGATGCGGGCACACGCAGCCGGCGCATCTGCTCACGGAGCGTGTCAGCTGTGCGGGTAGGCCGCTGGTCAATATACATCACCATGCGGTACCTCCTTCTCTTAGGCGTTCTCCCACTGTGCCTGCTGGAAATCCAGCGTGACCTGTGGGCTGAGGTCGCCGCCCATCTTGATGATTCGCATGGGCCGCGTCCCGTCGGGGATGGTCTTCCAGCCAGCGAGAGTCACGTTCGCTGTGTCCCCGACGAAGAAGGAACCCAGCGGGGTCTTTCGTGAGTTCGCTGCGAACGTCAGAGTGACCTGGTCAATCATTGCCTGGCGGGATAGGAGCTCACCGTGTGCTTTCTGCCGCAGAACATCCGGGCTTGCCTGGTCGGCGTCGCTCATCACGTCTTCGACAAAGGGTTGGTCGCGGCGCCAGACACTTGAGAGAATCTCGGCATGGGCGCGGGCCGTGCCCTCGCCCTCGCCGGCACCAGTGCACCAGATACGGTGCACCAGGTTCTTACCGGAGGAAGTCACAGAGATATCCGGGACCTCCCCCATGTCGGCGGTCGTGTCAAAGTCAGGAACCCAGTCCTGAGCAATGAACGGGTATGCTTCCGTGCCATGCACTAGAGCCCATTCAATTCGCGTCTGAGCTTCATCTGCCCAGCGCGGTCGAATCATAATGTCAGGACCGTTGATAACCCCCGACAGCTCCGTCCAGCGTTTACCGATAAGGTTGTTCGCTAGATTCCAACCCTCATACGTTCGCTCGCGCTCCCCCATGTCGGCGGTCGTGCCATGCACTAGAGGCAGCGCACCGCCCGGGCGGTCCATCGCATGCACAGCGAGCGCCCAGGCAATCTCGCCGAGTGTGGTGCCTCGGTATTCGAGGGTTTGCCAGATGGTGCGTTTCTCGAAGATTGCTCGAAGGCCTTCGGCTTTGATTTCGAGGCTGGTGGTTGTTTCTTTGCCCCAGTCGGTGATTGGGCCGGCGATGATGGGGCGTGCTATCCCGTCTGCTGCGGTGTAGGTGAGTAGCACTCCGCCTGATAGGGGCTCCCACCATGTGGGAGTGATGGTGTTGAGGTGTTTCTTGTCGACGGTGAGGGAGATTTCCTCTGTTTTGTTGAGCTCGATACTCCAGGAGGCGTTGTGCACGGTGATGGGCGGGCCCACTTGTCCGGTGGTTGTGTGGATCCAGTGGAGCCCGTACCCGGTCATTGTTCCTCCTGCTGTTGGTTATTCTTTGGCGACGCCGATGTCGGTGACGGTGATGACGTCGCCGGGGAATGGGAATCCGCCGTTCTCGCCGCGCACGACCCAGTAGGGGTGCCCGTAGGTGGTGTGGCGGACGACGTAGTGGATGCGGTGCTGGCCCTTCTGCAGGGTCTGGATGGTGGAGAAGTCTTTGGATTCCCAGATGTTGTTGAAGGCTCGTTCACGGCGGAGTACCAGTCGGTCGTCGATATAGATGTCGTAGAATACCGAGCCGTTGGCGACGACTGGGGTGACGTTTGTTTCGCTTGTTGCGGTGGTGACCGTTGAGGTGAGTCGGATGTCGACGGTGCGGTCGGTCGGCACGAAGAAGGTGCCGGCACCGCGGCGGAACTCGCCAAGTTTGTGGGGGTTGTCTCGAGTGGTCTCGTGATGGTGGAGTACACCGAGGGAGCCGCCGACGGGGCGGGAGAAGACTATGTTGCCGGCTTCCTGGGTGGCGCTGGTTGCCTTGATGTTCGCGCGGATCTCGCGTTTGGAAAGCATCACTGCGTTAGCCGGCACGGTCGCGCCGATTGCCACCTTGGATGCTACGGACCCGTTGACAGGCTCGGTCAGCTGCTGAACGTAGATGTGTTCAGTGCGTGCACCGTTAGTCGGGGCGGGCTGAGTCGTAATCTGCTGCGCGGGCACCGGCACGAGTACTGCACGACCCGGCGCGAGGTGGATACACACGGCGCCGGCGGTAATCTGGTAGGTCATCGCGGCGGTGCCCTTGACCTCGCAGCCGCTGATAATTCCAGGTTCGGGGTACTGCGCGGCAATGACTGCCTGCAGGTCATCGGGGGTCGTGCCGTTCCCGTTGCGGTCAGGTGCCATGCCGAAACCGGTGGTCATGGGTGCTCTCCTATATATAGGTGTCTCTAATACTGACGTCACACCAGCCAGTGGCGGGCGCGAGCGCTTCGATTGTGGGTGCGAACCCCGATTTTGCGGGGATTGAGTGCCAGTCTCGACGGGTGAGGTCTGCGGTGTGGTCGGTACCGTTGATGGTGACGGTGCCGCGGGCGCAGTCAATGGTGACCGGCGATGGCGTGATGACTGCGTATGGGTACTCGATGACGCGGTCGCCGCTGGTGATTCGGAACCCAGACGACCACTCCCCTCGAATCACGTAGACGGGGTGAGCGGTCACGTTCCCTTCATGGGCGATGGCTACGGATTGAGGAGCCTGGGAACCGAAGGAGATAACCCCGCTAGGTGCCGGTGCGAAGAGGTTGAACCGCAACCCGACGTTCGCGCCGGCGGGGAATATCTGGGTCGTAACGGCCGGCCCGTAGAGCCATGGCTCCGGGGCAAGGAGGGGCAGCTCGAAGTTGAACGCGGTGTCGCCCAGGTATTCGATTTTTGGGTCTCCGTCGATTCGAACCTCACAGGTGAGGATGCCGTTGTCAGATTCAACAGAGAGTGCCCCCAGCTCACCGTCCCAGAGCATGGATGAGGTGAACCGGGAGGCGAGTTCGCGAATGGGCAGAGCCTTCGCGATGATGACTCCCTTGAGAGTGAGGGTACGGCCGGTACGGCGCGCCGGGTAGGAGAGCATGCCGTGCCCAATCTTGCGTTGGACATCGGCAGCCTCTACACCGGTGCCGCCATCCCAACCCTGCAGATCACTCACCCAGACCTCCAGCCCGTCATCGCTGGCCCCATCCTCAAAGGTTGTGAGGACGAGGGAGCCGTGAGCTCCGGTAAGCGTGACGCGGTGACGGTGCTGGCCAATCATCAGATCAGAACCCCTTCAAGGTTGAGGTGGTGGTTAATTGCCTCTCCGACGCGGCGGCCGAATCGGTCAGGTGACATCTCATCAGCCGCGTTGACGTGGACGTGGAGCCCACCGGATGCGGCGGACAGCGGCGCTGAGCTGGCAGATGCAGAGAGTGCACGGTTGAGCGAGGATGACCGCACGCCAAGCGAGACAGAGCCGCTGAGCGCGCCAGGAGTGAGTGCCGTGCTGAGCGCACCCATTCCTGCCTCTGCTGCTTCGACCGCGGCTTCGGTCATGTCCTTGACCGCATCGACAGCCACATCTGCGCCCTGGGTAATGCCCTCTGCGATACCCGCGGGAATCCAGATACCCACCTGGTCACGCATGACGCGAGACGGCGAGTGAATACCCAGAGCTGACTTCACGAAATCAGGCAGAGCGTTGACGACGCCCTTTGCGGCGTCAAGAACCGCGCCAGCGGCGTTACGGATGCCGTTAGCGATACCGCCGACAATGTCTCGGCCGATAGAGAGCATCTGATCGGGGATTCCCCGCACCACACCGACGATGTCCGAACCCATAGACCGGAAGAATCCGACCACGGTATTGATACCGGCGGAGACGCCGTTCTTGATGCCTTCCCAGATGGTTGAGACAATTCGTCCGATGCCGTTCCAGGCGGCGTCCCAGATGCCGCGAATCAGGTTCACAGCGTTCGTGATGATGGAGCTCACGATGTTGATTGCGCCGGTCACGACGCCCTTGATAACTTCCCAGACACCTGTGAGAATCTGCTTAATGCCTTCCCACGCGGCGCTCCAGTCACCCTTGATAATTGCGGTCACGGTCTTGATGATGCCGACGACGATATTGAGGGCGCCTTGAACAACCGGGACGATTGCCTGCACCACGGTCGTGACCACGTTCAGGACTGCTTGGATCGCAGGCACCAGAATGTCGATCAGCGTCGTGATGAGCGGGACAATTGCCTGCACCACGGAGGCGAATACAGGGATTAGCGAGGTCACAAGGACTGCAACCACGCCAGCGACGACTCCGATGATTGTCGCGAGCACCGGAAGGAGCGCCTGGATTGCAGGCATCAAAGCAGCGAGCACCTGAGTGCCCAGATCCACGACTACCGCCACAATCTGGCCAAACACCGGCACGAGCTGAAGCAACATCTCCCCCAGCTGACGGAAAATCTCCATAATCTGCGGGAGCATCGCCATGACCGCAGCTCCCAGCTGGGCGAGCGCAGGAACAAGCTGAGTCATGAGCTGTTGACCAATAGGCAACAACGCCTGAACAATCTGCGTGCCGAACTGGACGACCATCGGGATCAGCGGGGCCAGATGCTGGCCAATCTGTCCGAGTGATTCCATCAGCGCTGCACCCATCTGCCCCAGAATCGGGAGCAGAGCCTGGATAGCGCTGCCGATTAGAGGAATGAGGTTCTCAATTACCGGCTGGACAGATTGGACGATCTGGCCAAAGACCTGGCCGGCCATCTCCGCAAATCGCTGCAGTGCAGGCATTATGATTTGGAGTGCTGGCTGAAGCGACTGGATGAGCTTCTCGCCCAGCTGGCCGATAAGGGGCAGAATCGTGTTCAGTGCGGGCTGGATTGCCTGCATGAGCTGCTGCCACATCTGGCGGCCAGTCTCAGTCTGAGTGAAGAACGTGACGAGTGCCGCGCCGGCGAGGGCGAGGGCTCCAACCACCGCCATGAGCGGGTTTGCTTTAAGCACGCCCAGGAAAGAGCCGAGAGCACCTGAAGCCGCCGACAGCACCGCCTTATATGCGACGGTGGCGGCAGAAGCTACCTTGAGTGCGGCCGCCTTGGCTTGGAAGGCGCCGGCGCCAATCTGTGCCTCGCGGGAGAGATTAGCGACCTCTGCCGCGGTGCCGGCACCAGATGCGACAAGGTGGTATCCTTCTGCGACGGCATCGAAGGAGCTCTTGAGCTTCCCCACTGCGCCGGCGGCAGTCTGGTACGCCTCGAGTGCGGTGCGTCCCGCATCGATGGCGCGGCTAGCAGTGTTGTAGGCGCCAACGGCGCCTAGTACCGCGGTCGCCATTGCAGTCACGGCGGCGGGGTTCCGGTTGATAATGTCGGTGAGGCGTCCCAGTGCACCTGCTGCTAGGTCGGCCAGGCCTGTCACAGCGTCAAACGGGTTCGTCAGGTTCAGTGCGCTATCACCCAGCCCCCCGAAGGCGGGGAGGAGCTTCTGGATTGCGCTTGCGATGGTGAAGATGACTGCTTCAAGGCGGTACCCCACTTCTGAGAAAGCATCCCAGAGCGGAGGCAGGATAGCGCCGAGCGTCTTGCCGACGCTCGTCACGAGCCCGCCAATGGACGGACCCACGATTGATGCCGCATGCGAGACGACCTGCACGACGTATTCCATTGCACTGCCGAGCTTCTCACCAATGGTCTTACCCATCGCCTCGACAGGCTTCATCCACTGCTGGAACGAGAGGAAGAACTTCGTGAGCGTCGGGTAGACGCCAGATAGGATGTTCGCACCGAATCGGCCCAACGCCGCCTGCGCGTTCGCAAACGCACCAGGTAGCGTGTTGCCCATCTCGAACGCGACGTTACCGGCTGCGGAGGTCATCGCCTTCTCGAACTGGTCAAACCCAATCTTGCCGTCAGAAGCCATCTTGAAGACCTCATCAGCCGTCACGCCAAGCTGCTTAGCGAGCGCCTGATAGATTGGGATTCCTCGGTCTGCGACCTGGGCGAGGACGTCGTTCTGTGCCTTTCCGACAGACGCGACCTTGTTATAAATCGCGCCCATTTCCTCCATGCTGGAGCCTGATGCCGCAGCCGAGTTCGAGACGGACTTAAGGACGGCTTCGAGCTGCTCGCCCGGTTGGATACCTGCGGCAACTGCTCCAGCTGCGGCGGTTGCCGCCGCGTCCAGACCGAACGCGGTGCCCTTCACGGATGCTGATGCGTTCTGCATAATTACCGATACTGATTCGGCGTCGTTGCCCAGGCCTCGAAGCTTAGCCTGAGCAACGTCAATCGCCTTCAGGCGATTGAAGCCCTTACTGAACGCGGTGCCGAGCACCGTGCCCAGCGAAAGCCCAGCCAGCGCCTTCGTGACCACGCCACCGATAGCACCGCCAAAGAGACGACCGAACGCGCCAGAGGCCTTACTGCCTGCTTCGCTACCGGCGCGTTCGCCCGCAGAGCCAATCTCGGAGATGATCTGGGCGCCGGCTCCCTTGGTTGAGGCGATGACGGATACATAGGCCCGCGCGAGTTCATAGCCTGCCATTGATGTCTCCTAGATTGTGGTGGTTGATTCGGTGATGTCCGTTCCGGTGCCGGCACGGCGCTCAGCTGCCCAGTGGCGTGCTTCATCAAGCGACATCGTGCCCGAGCCAAGCTGCTTCGTATTTCCGCTCTTCACCCCTGGCCGAGGAATCGGGTCCGGTCGAGAGCGGCCCTTCTGCCCGTCCTCAGTCCTCTGCCAGTTCGCCTCCGCCAAGCGGTCAAAGATGCCGGCAAGGAGTTGATCTTGCAGCCCCCATCCTTGAGAGAGTTCCCTCATGATGGCTGAGTTCTCAGGCAGGTGTACAACCATCGCCGCGACGAGGCGGGGACCGTAGCGAGCGAGCAGTTCAGCGAAGCGTGCTCCGTAGAACCGGATGAGGTCAATCTCAATCAGCTCGCGATGCTCCCGCAGGAGCTTCACGAGCGTCAGAAGTTTGGGTTCAGCGCATGCATAAGGTCAGTGAAGAACGTGGTGTAATCGCTCATCTTTGTAGTACCGGTCTCCGGGTCGCGCAGAACTTCCATAACTTCCTTGCGCTGTGATTCACCCAGTAGAGCACGGACCGCGGCAAAAATTCCTTTGGGGTTGCCTTCGTCCAAGGCGATTAGGGATTCCATCAGTTCCGCATCGTCAAGTGCGGAGGCGTTGACGTCCCAGTCACGTCCACGCAGGTGAACGATGACTCGGTCCTGGCCGCCAGCCTCCTTGTGGTCAGTGAGGTTGATTGCTGCCTTGCGCTTCTTACCCATGTGTCGTTCCTTCTTGTTGTAGTTGATGTCCTCGGGGCGGGCGAGGTACTAAAACCTCACCCGCCCCGGCTCTAGGCTTAATTACTTGCTACCAAGATGCAGATATGCCTTTACACCCGCGCTGTCCGGGTAGCACGTGACGGTAATTTCATAGCCAATCACTTCGCCCTTGTAATTGACATCGCCGCGCTCTGTAACCTGGCCATCAGGAATCGTCACGCGGATAATCTTGTCTCCGTCCAGGACGTCAAAGACTCCAGAGAAATGAGGCGACTGGTTGCCGGTCATCTTGACCAAGGAGGACGTCGCCGTGGGGTCGGCGTAGTAAAGACGCAGAACTTCCTCATTGGTCTCGATCAAGGTCATTTTGAAGCTGACCTTATGGGAAGTCTGAATCACGCGGACAACGTCGCCGTTCTGCCACGCCTTAATCTCCGAGGTGTCAGAGTCAATCGTCTGCGACACGCCACCATCAGAAATGTAGCCAAGATCCTTGAACTTCTGATCTACAGGTGCAGACGCGCCATTCGGCAGAGGCGTCTTCAACGGACCAGTGTAGAAGGCACCGTTGATGCCCACGCGCACGTTAGCTGCAATGTTCGCCATTGGGGTTCCTTTCGTTGAGGTTATTTCAATGTGTCAACGACAGCGCCGCGGCAGACGACCTGCCAGTTCTGTCGAAAACGGGGAACGTCGGCGTCGGGATCTGGCATCCACACAATCCCCCCCAATGGAGAGACCGAATAGATGAGAACCTCATCGCTGACGTTGTTCTTCGTCGCACGCAGATACGCGCTTGCCTTCTCAGCGAGCGCGTATGCTTCGCTCTCCCGCTCTGCCCACACGTCGAGGATCATTGACCGTGATGCGTGGGTAACTGATTTCTCATCGCCGCCTGAAGGGGTGATGACGATGAATTTATCGGGACGGGGATTGGGGACACGCGCGACGTAGACAGGCACGTTGAGGTGGGCGGTGAGGATGCTGCGCAAGCGGCGATAGACATCTCCGTATTGGATGACTTCAGCTACCACTATTTGCCGCCTCCCCACCCTCCGACTGCCTTGGACAGCGCGCCGTTCTTTGCTTCGGCGCGCATGCCTTCCTTCCCGTTTGGCCAGACGCGGGCGACCGCCGTTTTGGGTCCTGCCTTAACTCCTGAGGAGAAACCGTCACCGGCGCGGTTGCGGATTTCTCCCGCCTTGGCAGAGAGGATTGCTTGCATCTCGGGTGAGGTGCGGAGCGCGTAGAAGCCTGCGAGGTTAAGCTCGACTTTCGCTTTACCCATACTGTTGTCACCCTTCCACTCTTTGCAGGTTGATTCGGTAGCCGGCGGGGAACCCGAAGGGTCCGTGGGTGAAGTCTTCGGGGTAGCCGATGGCCTCGTAGGTTTCGCCGTCGATGACGACGTGGTCGCCAGGGCGGGCGAACCCCGTTGCTGCGTAGAGGTCTAGGTCTCGGCGTACACCAGACCCGATGTCCCTTATTTCTGTGTCAGGTGACGGCGGCGCCCAACCGAAGACCTCAACCTCTACCGGGTCGGCCCACACGGAGTGTTTAGTGCCCCAGCTGTCCTCTGCTTCCTCAATCCTTGCCAAGTGCTGAATCTGGTAGCGCTGAGTAAGCCACATCTGCACCTCCCCGCCTAGTGCTGAGCATGTCGTAGGTGCTGAATGTCTGCGTGCCGATACCCAGTAGCTTCTTATCCGCCTTCGTCAGGTATAGGTCTCCGTTCGGGTTGGCAAACGTGACCTGTTGGTTGAACGGTCCAGCTGTCTGAGACAGAGACGATGCCCCGTCAATGAGCTGGCCGGCAGACATGCTGCGCTTGACCATGCGGCATGCGACGATTGCGATTGCATCCGGGTCGAGGTATTCCCAATTCGGGGCAACCGCTCGGATGTACACCCCTGCGTCCTCCAGGAGCACCTCTGCGTGAGAGTCTGCTCCTGGAGGCATGTCAGGCCAGCGAGCGCGCAGGTCGTCGGCAGTCAGCTGAGGGAATCGAGAGACTGCCATCGTGCCTACAGGGTGTACTTCACGAAGTGAGCGTTGGACTCGATGAGCCAACCGAACTCTGCCTCGGCGCGAATCGCGACCAGGTTGTTCTCCCACAGAGAGACCAGCTGGTTGCCAATCGTCACGGTGGACTCGGTAGACACATCGAAGTTGATGCCACCCACAGTGCCCCAGAGAGCCTTCGAGAAGTCACCACCGATACCGACCACCGAACCGGTAGCGGTACCGTTCGCCACGGTATCAGCGAACGAAGCGGGACGACCCAGCACGGTACCGGAACGCACAGCAGCGGTTGCCACGGTCGGCTCAGGCACGAACAGCGGGCGGCCGTTAGCATCCACCGAGGCGTTAAACAGCGGCTCAGCAACGTCATCGAACACGAAGCCGTTGAGCTTCTTTTTGTCCTTCACCAGCAGATCCAGACCCGAGTTCAGGTCGGCAAAGATGCCGCCCTTGTTCGCAGGAGAAGTACCGAGCTTCACAGTCTTGGTGGTGGAGGCGAGGTTAGTTCCCACACCGAACGGGTTCGAGGTGCCGTGAATAACGGCATCGTCGAACGCGCGAGCAAACGACTCCGCAATCTCCTGACGAAGGACTTCCATGTAGTTACCGGGGTTCGCACGGACGACCTCGGCGGAGACCACCGCGATGGCGGCAATCTTCTTCGGGGTCATGGTCTTCAGGTCCAGCCCAGCCTGGGTGGTGGGCTTCTTAGCGCTTTCTTCCACCCAGGAGGCGGTGGGCTTCTCAGTCAGGACGGGGATAGCCTCACCAGAGACAGAGAGAGGCACCTGACGTGCCACAGACTGCACCACAGAGGCCTTCTGAACCTCTGCGAAGTATGCCTGCGCAATCTCGGGGCGGATAAACCCGGCGAGGTTGCTGGTCTTAGTTGCGGCGGTAATAGCCATAACGGTTTTTCCTTTCCTAGAAGAGGATTAGCTAGATGCCGAGGACGCCCTTGAGCTTGTCCAGTAGCGGGTCGCCATTGAGCGCAAGCCCCGCACCTTCACCCTCGGTCTTGATGACGGTGCGGTTACCCGCCGCACCACCGGTAGCACCGCCGTGGAGCAGCTCAGACAAGAGCGCCGCGTGTTCGGTTAGCTCCTTCTGCGTCTCCCCGCGCAGGGCGGAAGCGGGAACACCGTACTCGGCGGCGGCGGCTTCACGCCATCCGCGCACCTTCTCCGCGTGCTCGAGCTCGGCTAGACGCCCTTCTGCCTGCTCGGCACGAGTGGTCAGCTCGTCCACGGTGGCAGCCTTCTCGCGCAGGTCGGCGTAGTCGGCAAACTTTGCACGTTCACGCTTGAGGCGCTCGGCGATAATGGTGTCAAGCTGGCGCTGCGAGGTGATGGTGCGGAACGCGGGTTCCTCCATGTGCTCGTGCCGCGCCGCCGCGACATCCGCGGGGGTTACCTGCGGCTGCTCGGAGGCTTCTGCCGTCTCGGCTGTGGTGTTCTCACTCATAGGGTTGCTCCTTGCTTCTTAAGCACCAACACCACCCGTGTAGACGAGTTTTCGTCTGCACCGGGTGGTGTTGTAAAAATATGTTCTATATTCGGTTATGCCGCCCAAAACCCCGGACGGAAAGGGAAACTATGTTAGAAAGGCAAAAGCGCCAAATCGTATGGAGTGCCAGCATAAACATCCGGCAACTCACCATTAGCTACCTTCTCACGATACAAGCTGGTTACTTCGCTATAGTCGAATGGGAATTCCTTAGCTTCATACCTACGATTAATCTCTGCTAAACCCCACTCATATTCGGCACCGGGGCGTGCCGCCGGAGCATTAAAATAACGCCCGTTCAACTCAGCTCGCTTCCACCCCTCCGGAGTATTTACATCAAACGTGGGCTTCGTAAAATCGAACGGAGCACGCCAATAATCAGGGTCTTCACGATAATCGTAAGCTTCTTCTGCGATCTCGCTACTCATGGGGAGTCTCCTGATAATAGGCAAAAACCAGTGGGGAACCGTCAGGCATACTCCTGACGTTTACTATGTCAAGCATACCACCGCGCAATAACAGAACTTCCCGCTGCCCCCGATATTTCTCTGTGTGTTCCCATACCGGCGCGAGCCCAGACCCTGCAGGAACATACACGCGCATCTGAACTCGTCCGCTGCCAGTTTTTACCCCACTAGGTTTATCAGCAGTAGCGATATACGGTCTATGCTCTATGGAAGAACCCCGAAGCGAGTACAACTCCTGAACCTTGCCCACACCGAAGGTCTCCAACGGAGCCCACCGTGAGACCGTAAACGGTTCCAAAGCCACCGACCGGTCAATCGCGCTATCCAGCTCACGACGAAACTTCTTCAGCTCAGGAGTCCAGGGAATCTCACCCAGAATCGCCTTCTGCAGCCGCACATAATCCGGTGTCCCACCCGGCTGTTTGCCTTCTGCCCAGCGCTGTAACGCTTGAGCATCCTGCTTGGTGTGTTCTGTCGCTATACGCGCAGCAACACCATCTCCAAGAGGGATATCCTCACCAGCCCAGACCTGAGCCGCCGGTTTACGGCGGTACACCTCGGGAAACATTAGCCCCATCTGCCGCGACACGTCCCGATCAACAAAGCGTGTTCCAGGCTTCGACTCCGCACGCAACGCCGCAACAGCCGCATCATACCGAGCCTTATACACGCCAGGATCGTAACCCTCCACCGGGTTCTTGCCCTCAAACCCGGGCACCACCTGGCAATCGCACTTGTAATGGAACCGCATAAACAGACCGGCGCTCTTCGGGCTAGTGTAGACGAACCCGCGCGAAGCGAGCATCTCACACCAGGTGCAGGTGGAGCCTACCGGCACGCGCCCGAAACGCGTCGCCACCGGATCAGCCACCGCAAGCTGCGTGACCTTCTCACGCCCGGCATGCTTGATGAACTGGTCGAGTCGCTCGGACAGCACCGCCAGTGCACGCTCCACATCCACGTTCGGCTCTTCTAGCCACCGTGAAGCCCACCAGACAGCAGAGCTCAGCTTCCTGTGCTCCACCAGCGGCACCTCAACAGAAGGCAACCCAGCGGCCTCCCCCACAGCGAGCTCCCGCAGATACCGGTACCATTCCTCCCCCGAAGCTTCAGCCTGCACACGGTATCCGTCCACTAGTGAGATGAACATGCGGCGTGCTTCTTCACGCACCAGTTCCCACGGTGCACCCTGCTCAACAAGTTCCCTGATGCGTGCCTCAAACAGATCTGTAGCCTCCGCCACGATACCGTTCAAACCTTCGGCGAGGTACCTAATATCCTGCATATCCATACCGGGGGTACCTCGCTATCATTCCGTTATTCTGTTACTTCAAACTCACCCAGTGGTTGCTTCGCGAGCTGCTCCTGCCGATGCGCCTTCTCAGCATCCTTACGTTCCTTGTACTGCTTATAGAATCCAAGAGCCTGGACGCCCTCGGCGCGGCGCTTATCACTCATGAGCCGCTCCGCCGTCGCCGCACTGTATCCGAGCTTCTCCAACACCACGCCGGATTCCGCGAGCCACGGCATGACCTGCACCTGCTTCAGCACAGCATCTGCGGCCGCCGCATCCGATACATGCACCGTCGGTGCGAAGTGCGCCTGTACATTTGTTGCCTCCTGGGCGGTCTCCCACCCATGCTGCAAAGCCACCGTCAGCACAGCAACCTGACACAACGCAGATTGGAACCCCCGGATACAGCGCTCCGCCGCCAGCCGCAACGGGTCGCGCTGCGACTGAATCGCCGAATCACTCGAAGGGTTATCAGAGGGAAAACCAAGCTCATCCAAGGGGATAGACGACTCCGCTGCCAGCAACGCCGCCCACTGGCGCAACTGCTCAGTATGCGGCTGCATCGACATCTGCGAGAACTGCTGAATCTGTGGCAACTCACCGTTCTCATCCCTACTAATTGCGAGCATCTTCGACATGACCGCGTCCCACTTCGACGCTTCCAACGCCTCCGGGTCCGCGCCCAAAATAGCGCGCTGCGGCGTCGAGAAAAACTCCGCCGCAACCTCGGAACGCACGATCGTACGCACCGCCGAATCCGTGAGCGACATGACCGCCCGCGTAATCCGCGAGCGCCCAAACGGGCGGCGCAGGTCAGCCCCCACCACCAGAGCAACCATCAAAGGACGCCCCACTGGGTTCGGCAGCACAACAGCGGTCGCCTCAGCACGCTCACCAGCCGCAGGGAACCCGAGCACCACCGTCTTATCCGGCAGGTACACGGTTACCTCGCGCGCCGCCACGTCCCCAAACTCGTCCGTATCCGTACGAGTCACAGACAACCCTGCGGCGAGCGAGCGCTTGCGCTGATCCCACAGCCCAGTAGCCCAGTGAGCGCTACGCGGCAGCCAAAGAACCTCCGGCTCGCCCGCCTCAGTATCGCCCTGAGTGACCGTGATGAACGCGCACGAATTAATCAGAGCGGAGGATGCCGCCTGGGCGAACACCTCCTGAAAATCGTTCTGCGCCACCAGTTCGTTCAAGCCAAACGGGTCGATATTGCTCTCATGAGTCGAGATGAACTTCTCAAATCGGATGCGGTCGGCAAGCACATCCACGGTCTTGGCAGGCCATCCGAGCACCGAATCGATATTCCGCAGCTGCGGAGGAATCGAGATGCCCAAGTCTTTGAGCCCTACTCGCTGGTCGTAATAGTTCTGCCGCACCCGGTTCCTGGCGCGCTTGGCCTGTAGCTGGTCTCGCATGAGCCGTAGCTGCGCCAACTCGGTGGGCGTAAAAATATCCCCACCATCGGCGGGGATAGGGAAGAAGTCACTCATACGCTAATCCTTTGTTTCCGTGCGGGGTTTCTCCTGGTAGTGCGTGCGCCCCAGTAAGCCAGCGTTGCGGCTTCAAACATGGTGACGCTACCGCCTTCTGCAGCCTGCCAGCCGAAACCTCCTCGGTTGCCAATCTTTCGGCGGGTGCATGAGAGCACCTGCTGAGTGAGTTCAGGTTGGTTGCTGTGCGCGATGGCTTTGCCAATGACCGCCTGGTCCACCATTGCGTGAGCGACGATAACCTGGTCCAGTGAGGGCTGCCAGATGAGCGTTTTGGATTTCACGCCAGCCTCACGGAGCGCGTTCGTCAAGTAGCCGACGCCGGCCTTACCGTCGATGACAATCTGGGCGGCGCGGGAGGCATGCTCAGCGAGGAAATCTACAAGCCAGCCGGTGCCATTGGCCAGAGGCTCAGATTGGCGACCTTCGATGAAGATTGGGCCGCCGGTATCCGGGCGGCGCGCCACAGCGAGCGCGACTTCCAGCCCGTCAGGCGAGAAACGAACGCCGAAGACGGTGCGTCCGTCCTTGGGCGCTTCTCCCTCGCATGCATGCCAAGCTTCAGGTGTGAAAGCTGTCTGGGTTGCGGCGGCTTCATCCCAAATGCCGAGCGCCTCACGCCTGAACGAATCGGCTGTGAGATTCTTGCGCATGCGCTCGATTGCGACGGCGCTAACGCGAGTTGGAAAGGACGGGTTGGCTTTAGCCCACTGCTTCTTATCGTCGGCTCTAGCTCCGGGGTCGGCTGCGCACTCGATATAGAGCTTGTCGCGGTCCCCCGCGAGTGACTCGGCACGGTGACGGGTGAAAACTTCGCTCGGGTCGCTGGGCTTCGGCGGCGTACCCATCATCAGCACCAATCCGTTCGGTGCCGCGTTGGTCGCAGGGAGCATGTCGTCCAGCGCTTTCTCGGTAAGAATCTGCGCCTCATCCAGCACAATGACGTCCACTTTTGCAAAGCCACGACCAAAGCCAGATTCGCGCGCGCCGAAGAGAATTCGTGAACCATTCGCGAACTCGACGGCCTCCTGGCCGGCACCGCGGCGGACATGGGAGATGAACGGGGCAACCGCTGGGCGGGCCGCAATGCCCTGCATGGATTGGAACGTCTCGTTGTGGGTGCGAGCGCGGTGCGCCGACCAGAGGACGAGCGTGTTCGGAGAAGCGATGCATGCGGCGAAGATGAAGCCAGCAATCATGTGGGTCTTGCCGACCTGTCGAGGCAGGCTCAGCGCGGCGCCACCCACGCCTGCGGCGTAGAACCCGTCCTTGCGCTTGGCGAAGATGAGCTTGCCAATATCCACCTGCCAACTATCGAGCGGGTAGGCCATCTTCATGAGCTGCCGAGCAATGGATGGCCAACCGGTCGCCACAATTCCAGTAGGTATCTTGAGCTGTGCGGCGACCTCAGAGAGTGGACGGGTCGAAGGGGGCATCTTCTTCATGATGGTGCTCTCCTTCAATCTCTGCCCCGTACTGCTGCTCCAGCTGCTCCAGCTCCTCGATGTCCTTATCGAGGTCCTGGAATCGACGGGCGAGAGCGGCGAGGTCGCGGGCCAGCGTGTTTGGGTTGTCGATGTGCGCGGCGAGTTTGCTGCGCAGGGCACGGAGCCTGTCGAGGCGCGTGCCGGTTGCGGTGGCATGAGAAAGGGAGCCTTCCTCTTGGGTGGCTCCCTCGAAATCGATAGGTTCGAGCTGCTTAGGCTTACCTTTACTCAAGGTATCACTCCTTGTCGAACCGCATTTTGTGGAAATTTGCTGTGGATATATCGCTATCGCCGGAGGGCGCGAAGTCGTCCTCCGGGGGAGGGGGTACCCCCCTGGTCCTGTTTGCTTCAGGTGGTTTGCCCCTGGTGAGGATGTCCCCCTTATCACGGTGAAAGGTTGCCGTCTGGGGTGTCTGGTTGGGGCTAAAGGATCAGCGTTGTTTTCGGCCGGATTGGCTCCGCAATCCTGATGGTCTTGCGAGCCTGAGAGCGTTTGCCTCCAAGCTTTCCGCCGAGTCGCTGGTTGCATTGGCGGCAGATGACGCGAGTATTCTCCACAACATCTTTACCACCTTCAGCATGAGCTGTCACGTGGTCAAGCTCAGGAGAGTTCGGCTGCTTGCTCCTGTGCCAGTCGTAGGCAACTAAGCAAATCGGACAGCGCATGTCGCCGCGCTCAAAAGCGGCGGCGAGCTCCTGCTTCCGGAGGTTCTTCCAGCGGGCGGTGCCAGTTCGGCTAGTCGCCATTGCTTCCTCCTTTTTCCACTATTTATTTGTGGGCTGGTGGTGCTGGTACCTGGTGGGGGAGGCTGTATGCTTTCCCTCCTCCCCCACCAGAGGAAGAATCCGACACGATTGAACATGTCTCCGTCTCATTACCACCCCCCCCCCCCCCCCCCCCCCCCCCCCCCCCCCCCGAGCCG